CTCCTCTTCCAGATCGTCGCCTTCGCCCTCATGGTGTGCCGCCCATGATTCCTCGCAATGGGCCAGCCGCTTCTCGTCGTCGGGGATCTCAGCCACCACGTCTGCGTCAACCAGACAATCGGCGATCCACTTGTCTCGTGCCTCGCCCTCACCCTCGGGCGGGTTCTCGTCATCCTCGGCCTGCGTCCTGGCGGCGTACTCCTCGGGCACGTCTTCGCCTTCACCCTCGGCCTTCGGTGCTTCGGCTTCCGACCAGATCAGCTCGCACACTTCCTCGCGTTCGCCGTCTGATTCGTATTCCTCGGCCATACCCTCATCGGCCATGCACCGGGTCAGGAACGAGCCGTGGCGTTCTTCTGCTTTGGGTTGGACAGCCATCTTCCGTGACCTCCGTTTGCGTTTCTTCGTGTCGCCGTAGCCCTGGCCTTCGTCCCATTGAGCGTAACAGAAAGCCGCTCGCTGGTCATCGTCAGGAAATGTCTCGCGTGCTTCTGCGTCTCTCATGCACCGCCGGATGAACGGCACCCGGCCCTCGTCGTCCAGCGGGTATGGCATCAGAGATCCACCATGCCGCTACTGTCGCACCGGCAGTTGATGATGTTGGCCCCGCTACCGTTGCGGTCGCCGGGGTACATCAGTTGCTCGCCACTGACCGTGAACGTCGAAGCGTTGGGGACCGTCTGGGTGTTCGGGATGACGTGGTTCCACCGACTCGATGGGTCTTTCATCCCACGGGTGTCGTTGTCCAGCGCGCTGATCCATATCTTCTTCGGGATGGCGTTGAGGTCGCGTACCGTCTGGGCCGAATGGTTCATGGCCGACGTGCCCTCCGTCCTGGCGATGGTCATGGCCTGCCCCTTGTACGCCCCCACCCTGATGATCGACTGCACCTCTCGCACGATGTCGCGCCCGCTCCACCCCTCGGCCAGACCTTCCGCGACCCGCTTCTCGATCTTCTTGCGTTGCGTGTTCGTTATCTCCATCCAGTCGGGGATCTCCCGACGCTTCAGATACTGGATGATGTCCTCCTGCACCTCGGGAGGCATCTCGACGAAGATGTCTGGCGAACCAGGATACCGCTCGAAGAAGTCGTCACGGTTCGCCCGGCGGATCGGCTCGCGTTGCGTCACGAGACTCGCCGCAACCAGATCGTCCGGCTCAGGCATCTCGATCCCAAGCTGCTCCATCTCGAACTTCGTACCGGTCAGCATCGCTGTGATGATGGCCGGGCTGACGTACTGCACCCACAAGTCAACGTCGGCGTCTTCCCACAACTCGTCGGCGATGAACGGCTGGTCGGCCCGCAGGATGTCGCTGGCCCGCTCGCCAGCACGCACCGCCATCTTCTCGAAGTAGAGGCCGATGGCGAGCGTGATGTTCTCCTCCTGGGCATCGCGCAGTTGCTTCCATGCCTTGAACACACGCTCCATCCGACGAGCCTGCCACACCGACCGGGGCGTCAGGATCCCTCGTCGTCCTTGTCGCCTTTGGCGAGCAGGGCGTGCCAGTCCTTCCGCGTGCAGTTCCCCTGTCGCGGGTCGCAGCACTTTTTCTTTGACTGCTTGACCGTTTGAGTTTCGCCCGTTCCCTCGGACATCGAACCCGTCACCGCGCCTTCTAGTTTCGCCATTTGTCTTCGCTCCGTTGCGTGATGGTCTAAGAGTGAACCGTGCCGCCTCGTTCTCCTCCATGTCCTCGATGGCTTCATCGGGGTCGTCTGTCTCGTCGCCCGCCGGGTTGTCTTCGGCGATGTCGTCGCTGATTTCTTCTTCGAGGGCGGTGCCGCCCACCGGCTGGATCGCCAGCGGGATGTATGCGCTGTCCGCCGCCCGGTCTTCAATCGGTTCACGCCCACGCTCTGACCGTCGCTCGTTCGGAGTGATCGCACCCATCTGCCAGTCGAGTTTCGTTTCTTCCCGTTCCTCCTCGGCGTCGGCTGGTCGGGCGTCGTCGAACCAGATGCGCAGCCCCTCGCCGAACCTGGGCGCCAGCTTCTCGTTCATGATCCCAGCCAGCAGCGACAGCAGCGGGTTGACCGTTGACTCGCAGAAGATCAGGTTGGCCCCGTAGATCGTCGCCCTGTTCACGTCGGTCGTGATCCCGGCGATGACCTTGGGCACGCCATGCAGGGCCAGCACCTGATCGCGTACTTGGTCGATGGTGTCAGGGAAGTCCATCTCGGATGGCTTCATGCTGAACGGTGTGACCTTCATCCCAGGCGGAGCGATCATCGGCTCACCCGCTCGGGCCGTCCCACCGTAACGAGCAACGAACCGATCCTTGACCGCTCGCAGCACGTCGGGGTCTGGCTTGGCGTAATGCTCTGGGTCCAGCTCGATGGACACGCTGGGCAGCGGCCCGTTCTGGAACGTCTGCCACCGGGCGGCTTCGATGCTCTCGCTGTTGTCGATCCATTGGCTACCCGCTGCGGTCGGGCTGTGTGCCTGGTCCTTGCCCATCGGCGACTTGTGCTTGCCGGTGATGATCTGGTCAGCCGGGATCAGGCTCTTGCGTCGGGCGTCGCCGTCCGGCGTGACCTCGTAGCCGATCAACGCGCCATCCTTATCGTACTTCGGCTGCACCCACTGGGTCGGCAGCACCCACAGCTCGCCAGGAAGTCCGGCGTTGTTGTCGATGACCCACCAGTAGAACTGCCCGGTCAGTTGCCAGAACATGACCGTCTCGTAGATGAACGTCCCCCACCAGTCCTCGGGGTTGACCGTGTGCATCAGCCGCAGCAACGGGTGCCCATCGGCCACCGGCTCCAGGTCTTCGTGCGCCTGCATCACCGACCCATACCGCTGCCGGATGTGCTGACGCTGGGAGACGGTCAACCGCTGCCGTTCCTCGTCGTCGTCGGTGATGATCCGGCTGATGTTCGGGAACGACTCGGCGATCTTGTAGCAGATCCGGCTGATGGCGACGTAGTTCCACAACCGGAAGTGCCGCACCAGTTCGTTGTCGCTGCCTTCGTCCGGCCCGCCCAGTCCCAGCATCGAGCCGTAGCCGCTCTGCCCCATGCCGAGGCGGTCGTACACCGTGGGGATCGCGGCCTGCAACTGAGCGGCCAGCGTCTCGTTCTCACGCTTCAAGGCTCGTCGAGTCTTCAACCAGTTCCACATCAGCGGAGCCTCCAACCCAACTCGTCGCACAGCATCCCAGCCGCACGGTACACGCCAGCCAGCACTCGATCATTGTATCGCCGGTCAAGGATCAGGCCAACACGATTCAGGCGACCATCGGGTTCCACGAACTCGTCGGCAATCAGCAGCTTCAGCACACCGGCCAGCGGGCCGCACTCGATCCGGCGGCGGTGCATCCGGCAGACCGGGTTCTCACACCACTGCTCGGTCGGTGCGATCTGTCGCCTGGGCTGCTTGCACGCACGGCATGGTCGCTGCCCGATCCGGTGTGGCTGCACCAGCCCGGCCCGATAGGATCCGTCTTCCCCATCGTCGAACATCGCCTGCGTCAGCCGCACCCGCATCAGGTGGTGACTGGCAATCCGGCTGATCGGTTCGGCGAACCGCAACAGCACCACCGACCCCCGCAACTCATCGGGCAGGTGGGCCGTGTCCCGGCGTACTCGGTCATCAACGGAAGCGGGCGACATGGCCGCATCCTATCGGCCACACCGCCCGCCGGTCAACGTGTTGTCCGACTACTCGCCGGGCCGCAGCGTGCCGTCCCTCATCTGCTCGTCCTGGTCCAGCAGTCGCAGCCAGTCGTCGAACGTGACGAACTCGCCCAGCCCGTGCTGCTTGGCGAACCCCAGCACCTTCGCGTCCTCGTGAACCTCGACGATGATGCACGAAGCGCAGCGGCTCGACTTCCGCGAGGTCGCCATGAACTCCCGGTCGTTGCCGTAGCGGTCGGTCAGTGACACCATCCTGGTCGTGCCCATCTCGTTGACGCTGGCCCCGCAGTCGTGCCAGTGGATCAGCACCAGCTTCCGACCGCAGCTCCAGAACTCGGCACCGTGTGGCACGCGCCGCAGCGGTACAGCTTTCATTCCGTTCATCGTTTCTCTCCTGCCCTTGCGGGCTGTTGTGGGGGCGTTGCCCCGGTCAGTCGCTCAGGGTGTCGTAGCAGTCGGGGCAGGATGTCCCCATGCTGGCGGACATGACCATTGCCGCCCCGCACTCGTGACCACAATCGCACTCCACCATCTCGGGCAACACGCGGGTCGGAGCGGCGTCGATGTTCGCGTGGGCTGTGTGCTTCACCTCGTCGGTGACGGTGATATCTCCGGTGTCGAGCAGAATGGAGATAGCTTCCTCGACCGTGATCGTCTCGCCCGTGCCAGCCCATCGCGCGCCGGTTGCCGGTGTGGTCGCAGTCGCGAACGTCCCAGACTCGTAGCCTTCCAGACCGTTGTTTGCGATTGCGTCCGATGCCTTGACCAGCAGCCAGTCGCCCGTCACCCATCGGTCGGCGGGATAGACCATGTGGTGCTGGAGTTGGATTCGCTTGTCGTTGGTCGTCATCGTTTCTCTCCTGGTTGGGCCGGGGAGCGGTGTGCCCCCCGGCGTTGGTGGTGGTTGTCAGTTGGCTCTCCGGTTCAACTCCATCGCACAGTAGTTGACCTCGTCAGCGTAGTACCCGGCCTTGTGTCCGGTCGGGTTGGCGGTCATCGCCCCGGTCGCGTCCTTGATGGTGTACCGGAGTTCGGCGTCGGTCATCGTCTTTGTTTTCGCTTGGTAGGCTGCGTGGTCGATGCTCATGGTTTCGTTCCCGTTTGCGTTTGTGGTTGTCGTGTTCTCCATGTCCACAGTATCGTCGTTTGCAGAGAGAATAGCAAGGCCAATGACAACAATCTGGAAAGTTTCTGGTCATCTGTCAACAGGCTGTTGACACGCTGTCAACAGTTGTTGACACGCTGTCAACAGGCTGTTGACACGCTGTCAACAGTTG